CTGTAGTTGGTGTCGCTGAAGTCGCGAGACAAAGTCTCATACGAACATCCAAAGCCTGACGCGAAACGCCGCACTTTGTTTTTGACAAACATCTCGAATTGTTGATCAGGAGAGTCAATATCTGGCACTGTTATTTGTTCACCTGGGGAAAGATATCTGAACGTGCCAGGACTAAATTCTGTGATTCTTTCGCTGTCTTCGACATCATCAGCAATCAATTCTCCCTCGTTATTTGTGATAAAGCCCATGATGCTCGCGCCAGCACGAGCACGAATTACTGCTGCTTCTTCATAACCCTGCAGCTGATGCGCATCTGCCATCACACTGTGGAACCACGGCACACCTCTGTTCTGGCCTGGCCTTTCGGGCATAAACAGATGAATGATGTCTTCCGCCGGCAGAAACACATGTTTCACCCCAGGAGACGGGCTTCCGTGGAAAAATGTGTCGCCAGGATGGCGAGTCAAAATCGCATAGCGGACAGGACGACCCCACTGGTCAACCTCAACCCCATTTCGCCATTCGTTCTCCTTGGCCAAGGTATTGCCTTGGTAGGCCTCATCCAGCAGATCACTCTCGATCATCTGCAATGCCAAAGGCACTTTTGACTCACCAAAAGCACGTCGAACAATCCTGAACAGAGCCTCTCCTGACTCGCACATAGCGCCAGCAGCTAGCCACTCAAAATCGTGAAAGCTGTAACGACCTGAGCAATCACAAGCATTGGCACGAGTCCAATAGGACCACTTGGCCTCAATCTCGTTATTAATACGATTGTCACGCTTGTTGCCGCGCAACTGCAAAACCTGCGACTGCAACTTGATGCCAGTGCCAATCACGTTGATCTGAGTTGTTCGCTTTGCCTGTCGCGCATACGGGTTATTCCGCACCATCTCGCGAGAACGATCTCGCAATCGACGCAGATTGCCGTTGATTTCAGCGTCAGCACTGGCTTGCGTCGACATCCAGTCGCTTGTAAGGCGCGAAACCATCGCGCCGCTATACCCACGACGGAAAACTCTCGGGGCAGGCCTGCCAAGGCCTAAAAAGTTCATGATGCTCGAACGAATACCCATGATCAGTTAAACCTCACGAACATTTTGCGTGGATTGCCAAGGCCATTAGCCATCAGCTCAGCTTGCTCTTCACGCTTAACTTCAGCCTTCAGTCGCCCTTCCAGCTGAATCAAGTCAGCAAGGTCATACCTTTTTAAGTTGCGATTGCCAATCTTGTACTCCTGTACCGCTCCGCCTGCAAGCAGCGTCCTTATTGCTGTTTGAACGGCCTCAAGATCTTTCTTCGCCTGACTCCTGCCATCGAACAGACCAGGAGTGCCTGTGTATTCAAGAGCAGCCTCAACCGTCAATCGCCCTGAACCAAGCGTGATCTTCTCGGCGTTCTTCTCTGCAATTGCCTGAAAATACCAAGTGCCAGGGTCGAAACCAGCAGAATCAGTCGCTGAAATCGTGAACTCCCAACCTTGCTGGTAGACAGACCCTGTTGCCGTATGCCCTGCCGGACGTTCATTCGTCCGCAAGTAATACTTCAGTGTCCAGCTTGCGCTATCAATCTCATTGCCGAAAACATCCGTAGTGGAGTCATCCCTCCACTTCACGGTGTCGCCAGCCCGAATCTCACTTGGGATGTTCACGGGGCTACCAGCGTTGGACGAAATTACGGCGTTTAGGCCGTTTTTGTTGCTTTGATCCTAGCTGAGACGGCTTATTAGGCTCATTACGCCGTTCAAACTGATCCCAGATGCTTCGGCGGTCATACTTCTGATAAAGACGGTGTAAAGCCGCATATGCGTAGACCATCTCGTCCAAAGCCTCGTTTGGGCTCTGGCTTTTCTTCACCCAAACTCGTTCTGGGAACCCATTCCGGTAGCGCAACACCTGACGTTCAGCTGTTAACTCTTGAAAGTAGTCCGGACCAACTGTTGGGTAAAAGTGCAAGTAACCAGGGCCTGGATCATTGTGCTTCAGACGGCCAAACAGCAAAGACTTGACTCCATCAACACCAACAGGGAACAGTTGAGCGCCATTTTTCATCGCTCGACCCTTAAAGTTGATGTCAACCTTGCTGGGCTTGCCTAACGGTGGCTTGCCCTTGACGTTCATACCTTTAATCGCAATCACACCCATCGCCGCACGCTCTCGCGCATAGCCATACACCTCTTGAGTATGGTGACCACCGGAGTCAATACAACAAACTTCAATATTCAGCTTGCGGCCATCCTCTGTCTCGTAAGGGTTCTGCAGCACCTCGTCTAACTGCTTCCATACCTCAGGCCTGGACGGTGATCCATGCAGAACAACTCGATCAACCAGATAAGCCTCTTCATCTCTGCCCCACCCCCACGTTGACAAAGAAAGGCGGTCATCTTGGCAGTCGCATCCGCAAGTAAGCAGCAAAACTTCAGCCGGTGGTGTGCCTTGTTTGTACTTCTCTTCTGCAGCACGTTGCATTAGCGACTCGCCACTAACCTTGCTTGCGTACTCGTCCTCCCAAACAACTCCCAAAATCGTGTTGCAAAAAGTTTTAAGTTGCTCTGCATCATGCTTAGCCTCTAAGAACTCCTCAACAAGATTTGACCATGCTGCATTTGGTGAATAGCTGTAAGCCGCCCAAATATGAAATCCAACGTGCTTGCCATTTCCAGGCTTTGTTGCCCTCCACTCCCCTCTCTCAACCATCCACCGCTTTTTCGAGTGAGGAATCAATTCGCCGCATTTCTCACACTCATAACATGCTGTGGACGGATCATCATTGAACCATTTAATTTGTGTCCAGCGCAAATACTGCATGTGACTGCACTTCGGGCAAGGGCAGAAATATCTTTGTTCGTCTGACTGCTGATACATTCGCTCTATTCGACTAAAGTCTTTGACTGTTGGTGTAGAGCCAGAAACGATCTTGCGGTTCCAGTAGTACTCAGTACGCCTAATGCCCAGCTTGATCTGATCACCTTCAGATCCAGCTGACGGCGGATAGCCATCAACCTCATCAAACAGCACAATCCGTCTGCTCACACGCCGGAAGCCACGCGGTGAGTTAGCTCCCACCAAGCTAAGCGTCCCGCCTGGAAACTGTTTCTGCAGGATCGTGTTCGCGCCGTCTTTAGCCTTGGCCTCACTTACCAAGCCTTTAAGCACAGGGGTATCACGCAGCATCGGCGCAATCTCTTCCTTTGAATATCCCTGCGCGTCCTCAATCGTCGGCTGCACCAGCATAATCGGTGCTGGATCTTGATGGATGTAATACCCGATCACATGATTCAAAATCTTCGAGTAGCCGACCCTCGCTGACTTCATCACCGTCACCTGCTCAACAGCAGGATCAGTGATCGCATCCATTATTCCCTTTTGATATGGCAGCGTTCTCCACCTGCCACCCTCAGCACTTGACTCAGCGCTGAGAAACGCATTCTCATCGGCCCACTCACTGAGCGTCAGCTTCTTTGGTGGCTTGAACGCTAAGAATGCTTTTTTCTCCAACAGATCGATGTTGCTCATTCTTCTGACTCTCCAGACAGGTCTTCAAGCGTTTCGCGCACGATATCTTCTAGCGCCTTCATGGCAGCAGCATCTAAATCAGGAATACGTTGCTTGGCCTTGCTTGGAATGCCCAACATCTTGCCCCTAGCCAACGTGACGATCTCGATCCACTTGGCCTCAACTTCCTCAGCTGGCACCAGCTTGCCTTGCTTTTGCTGTCGGTCAATCTCAAGCAGTTCAGCTTTCAAATGCTCTGTTCTGGCTCTGCTCTCGTCGTAGTCAGGGATGTACTCCTTCGTGCGACTCATTCGCGGCTCAGGGTTGGTCACTTTGTTGACGACGCTTGTCGAAACAGGACGCTGAGTTTTCTTGTTCCACTCCTCAACCAAGGTGTGAGCATCAACCATCGGCACACCTTTTTGGTCCGGGTAGACCCTCAACCTTCCTTTTTTGATCGCGCCATAAACCGCTTCCTTGGTGACTCCTAGGAGCTTGGCGGCCTCGACTCGCGTGATCAGCTGCATACAGCAATAACTAGTGATACAATCGCCCGCTTTTGTGGTTAGCGGACTTGTTTGCATATTTTATACCTGTCTCTTATACACATCTCCGAGCC